GTGAATTAACAAAAAATGATTTAAAAATAGGTCGCTTTTACTCAGCTAAACGACCGCAACGTTTCGGTTTTTTCCGCTTACTTAACGACAGAGAGATTATTTGGTTAAGCGATACCCACGTGAAATATGATAGCCCAAGTGTGAAATTTGGCGCGAAATACCCGATAGTGACTATCGAAAGATTTTTGAAATGGGTAAAAGAAGATGTAACAGAGCAAATGCCGAAAGATGAATGGAGACGAGCAGGATGACAGAACAAGAAAAAGTGCGGTTGGATGAAATATTGCAACAAGCAGCAATGCAGCTTGTTAAAGCACAAACCTATCTTCGCACAGGGCAAGCTCAATATGCTGCTGTTTATGTGGGAAATGTACAGAATTTGTTGCCAGGGTTGAGAATGAGATTGGGGAAAGTATGAAAGTGCTAGATGAACATATCCTTGAGTATATTTGGGATGAAACATTAGACCGTATTGCGTAAGGAGCCTTACTTATTAACGCTCTGCAGAGAAGCATTTTTGAATTAAAGACCAATTGTTATCGGATTTTGAGAAACCAATATCCCACTTATTAAAGGAGCAAATATGAGACCTGAATCTAGATATTTTAAATGCGCATTAAGCGTTGAGCCTATTAAATCATTAGATGAGCAATGGCGAAAAGATAGAGAGCTCAGAGATAAAAAACTTGACGCTATTTTTGACACTATCCCATTTTATGAATGTTGGAGAGGAAGTGAACGTAATATATTTGGAATTGTTTGTAGTTTAGATAGCGATGAATTTGCCAAAATAAAAGAGGATAAGACCTATAAATTTGAAATAGTTGAAAATGAGAAAGTTGTCATCACTGGCAATGGCAGAACAAAAGCCGGTAAGGCATTTAACGATAAAATCCAAAGCGTTAGAGATATTTTAAATCAATACCCAAGCTTTAATGATTTTATGCTACGAAAATTAAAACTTAATTGCTGGGTGCTTGGCGCGCGCACTGGTTATGTATCTGTATGCGGTGTTGCAAGTGACTACTTTATCGTTTCAATACCAGTTAAATCAGAGGGCTTTGGTGGGGATGGCTTCCCAGCAATTCCGGAATGTTTAACAGAAATAAAACAAAGTGAATTTTTAATGTTACAGGGGAAATAGATAATGAGTGAACAAATTTACGAATTTAAGAATGTGACCGATATTTTGGTGCTTGATGATAAACAGTTTGAACGATTCTTAGCAGATTTCAAAGAATGGTTCCATTTTCAAAAACAAGCGAGAGCCGAAGCCGAAAAGCTTAGAGAACTTGGATTGAATATTACTCTAGCAGATGTGATTCGTTGGAAAGATGATGACATGATTGGAGTGGGGAAAATTACGATTGATGTGCAAAAGGCACGAGATTATTAAAACCCATTTACAGCCCATTAAATCTCCCCTAGCCCCTCTTTACAAAAGAGGGGGATAAGTTAGATGAAGTGGGCTGAGTAATGTGTTTTATTAACTAAAGGAGCAACAATGTTAAAAGAAAGCGATTTACTTGAAGATCATGATTATGTATCAAATAACGTAAAAATATATAAAGGCAATTTAGTAAGCTGGAGACGTATTTTTAAAGTTAATCATGCTAATGAAAGTGTGACATATTGTGAAATGAAATGGCTTAAAGATGGTTTAAAAGCGACATTGAAAACTATATCAATCAAAGCATTTTTAAAATGGGCTGTTGCTGATGTAACTAAGGATACGAAAGAATGAAACTATGCCGTTGCCCTATTTGCCACAGTGATATCCATTTGGATGCGTTGTTGGAAGATGATGCAGGGCGTGAGATGTTGGGGTTAATCTCCAATTTGGGTGGTCGCAATGCCCGTTCGTTGGTAAGTTATATTGGTCTGTTTCGTCCTGAAAGATCAGCGTTATCTAATGGGCGGGCATTGAGATTAATGAAAGATGTGTTGGAGATGTATCAACCCAGTCCGCTACTCGCCCATGCGTTGAATGAAACGGTGCAAGCGGTGATGAAAAACCGTCGGGAAACCCGCAATATTCAAGCTCTAGCGAATCATAACTATTTGAAGAAAGTGTATGAGGGGGCAAAACCGTTGTTTGCGGTGGTGCGTAGTGAAGGCAAGGCTGAAATGCAAAGCGTTGCGGCGCAAGAAGAGGATCAACGTATGGCAGCCATTCAATATATTGAACGTTATGCCGCTATTGGGCAGTTGCAATTTGTGGAAAATATGCCTGAGTTTGCGGTTTGGAAAGCCTGGAAAGCGGAACAGGAGAAAGGCTATGTTGCGTAAAAATTTAATCGCTAGAATCCATATTGGAAAAAGCCAATTAGGTCTTGATGATGAAACCTATCGTCAATTATTGGTAAGCACAACGGGGAAAACAAGTTGTACTGAAATGAAGGAAAATGAATTGCAACAGGTGTTAAATATTATGGTGCAAAAGGGTTTTAAATCCAGTCGTCATTTTTGGGGAAATCGTGCGGCACCACGTGAAGATAAGAAAATTTATTTGGCAAAAATTACCGCACTTTTAGCGAAACATGGTTTACCGAAAGAATATGCCGATGGTATTGCGAAACGTTCGTTTAAAGTGGATTTTGTGCATTGGTTGCAGCCGTGGCAGTTGAAAAAGGTGGTGCAGATGTTGGCAGTGTATGATCGGAATAAAAAAGCATTGTAAGATGAAATTATCAGGTGTAAATTAAAGGCTCTTTGGAGCCTTTTTTATTTGCTATGATAAAGTTTCTATCTAAATTATTTCAACGTTTCACTTCTAATTTTAATTCTAAGCCTAAACCTAAACCTAAACCTAAACCTAAACCTGAGGTTATAACAGAATACGAGCTACATAACTCTACAACTAATCTAGAATTACCTCGCTTTACTGTATCTATTGAAATAGATAACCGCCCTAAACCTGAAGATCCTCAAGAAAAACGCCGTTTCAAAGAAGCCTTTGAACAAATTACACATGACATTAAATTTATCAATATTGATAAAGATGATGTTTATGAGTTACTTTGGACGCATCGTATTGGAGGATTTTATCAGCTAGGAAAAGCTCTTAAAACTCGTGATATTTTAATGAATTGGTCGTGGTTTGATGAATGGTTAGAGCGATTTCAAAATATATCTATATATCCATATATGTGGAATAGTTGGCTTGTTAAGGGGAAACTTTATCCTACCGACTTAGATGAAGCGACTAAGAAATTAACAGTTAAGAATATGAAAGATATTCTAGGGCGAAAGGGGTATCAAGAATATCCTAAACTTCGTGCTGAATTAGAAGTGTTTTTCAAACAGAATATCGCTTATGAAGATTTACAGCCCGAGTTAAGGGATAGAATGATAGAAAAGGGCTGGAAGGAGAATGATGAGTATCAAGAGTTGAAAATAGAGCTTCTATGTCATTCAGTTATTATGAGATCTTACGCCTTAAGAGATTTTGAACGATATACTCCAGAATATTTATCATTTTTGGATGATAAATTTATAAAAAAGCCTAAACTATCCTTTGTCGGTGATGATGAGGAAGAGAGAATTGTTCAATCATTCATAATCTCTCCAATTAAAAATAATCAGGTTATTCAAATTCCTCCTTTTTTTCCTGGAGGAAGAGCTAATATTCGATACTTTTATCGCGAAAATCATAACGTATAACAATTTTTCAAAAAAAATTTCTGCAAAATACCGCCTTTTTAAAATTTCCGTGTGAGAATTGCGTAAAACAATTTGCGGAGGTGTTTATGGTTGAATCTTTGGAAGATGTGGCTGAATTACTGCCTGAAACAGTGCAGCAGATGGTGGATTTGGTGGGATTTGCTGCGGTGGAAAAAATTATTACAAATTTTGGTGGGGCAACCTTTCGATTTACTGATGGGGTGCATTATTTTCCTAAGCTTAAAGCACTCATCGGTTTGGAAAGTGCGGTTAAATTACAAGAGGTTTTTCGTGGGGAGTGGCTGTATATTCCTCGTTGCCAAACGGCATTGCGTATGTTGCGTAATTATCGTTTTAAAGCCGATTATGATTATCTTACCCAGCATTTAAATAAATCAGGGCGTATGGCTATGCTTGAGCTTTGTCCGAAATATCAACTTTCTGATCGGAGCGGTTGGGAGATTTTGGCACAGGTTCGCCATCCTGAAGAACCCCATAATCTTGCCTTGTTTTAGTGCTGAAACTGCTCCTCTCTTCTCTTTACTCTGCTTTTAAGACAATACCCTTAATCTCAATAGATTAAGGGTGTTTTTTTATGTCTACTTTAACTTTTCTAGATATTTTTAACCGTTTAATTGGGTATGAGGGTGGTTATGTTAATGACCCTCGAGACCCAGGCGGGGAAACCAATTGGGGGATTACTAAACGCACAGCTCAAGCAAATGGTTATCAGGGCAATATGCGTGTGATGACGCGTGATCAGGCTTTTAAAATCTACTACTCCGCCTTTTGGTTGCGTTATCAATGCGACAAGATGCCTGAAGCGGTGGCTTTCCAGTTTTTTGATGCAGCGGTAAACCATGGATTAGGCAATGCAAGCCGTATGTTGCAACGTGCGGTGAATGTGGCGGATGACGGCATTATTGGCAATGTGACCATTGCGGCGATTAAGAAGATGGCGATATCTGATGTGATTATGCATTTGAATGCAGAACGCCTGGAGTTTTATTGCAAACTTAGCACTTTTGCGACCTTTGGTAAAGGTTGGGTGTGTCGTGTGGCGGGCAATCTTAAATATGGAGCAATCGACAATGAAGTTTAAATTTTTAGGCGTGTTTAAACGTGTTTTAAATTGGTTTCAAAAGCCTCAAAAAGTTACGCAATATCGACCGCACTTTTACAGTAAAAATGCGTGGAGTTATGTATCTAGAGGGAAACCGACTGCAGCCCAAATGATTATGTGGAGATTATGCCGATGAATAAGTTTTTTGAATTATTTACCAATAGTGATGGGCGAGCCAGTACAACGGGATTTATTCAGTTTTTCGGCTTTTTGGTGATGGCGGGTGTACTGATTTATGCGGTCTATCTTGACCGTTCTACGGTGACAGATTTGTTTTTTTATTTTGCTTGTTTTTGTGGTGGTTCTGCCGCAACCAAAGGGGCGGTGATGGCTTTTCAAGCCAAACAAGCAAAACCAGAAGAACCGATTACCGGTGAAACCTATGTGGAGCCAGAACAAACGGATAGACCAAGGGGGATTTGATGAGTATGCAGATTATTTTAGCGGGGCTCGGGATTTTCGTGCTATTGGGTGCGTATGTGATGTTTAAGCTGAAACATGCACACCGTGAGATTGAGCAATTATTAAAAAACCAATGCGCAGTTGCAAGCGCAGAAAGCTGTCGTTGAAACTCAAGTGAAACATTTTGAAGTGAGAAAGAAAAATGAAGAAAACACTCGTATCACTAGCCGTGATGATGTCATTAACCGCTTGCAGCAATCAGGCGATCTCCGTGATTAATCCAAGTTGTAGTGGATTTGGCATTATCACTGCCAGCAGACAAGATACCACGGAAACCTTGCGACAAATTGCGATACATAATGCGACTTATCGTGAGATTTGCACTAAAAGTAAGGAGTCAAAATGATTGACGATAAAGTGTTTATTGGGATTGGTACGACGTTGATTATGACATTAGTTGGCTGGGTGTGGAAATCGGTAAACGATAAAGTGGCTGAAAATCAGCATGCGATTAAAGCCTTAGAAAAGCAAATGCAACAGGATTTTCAGAGTAAAGAGCTTGCTGAAGTGAAAGATAAGCACTTTGAAAGCATTTTGAAAGAGGTGCGCGATCAGTTGAAAGAAATCAATCAGAAGTTAGATAAAAAGGTGGATAAATAATGTCAGCAAGAGAACGAAAACGATTAGCGCAATTGGCAGAAAAGCAAGAAATTAATGCCAAATTAGATGAGATTCTGGCGTTAAGCCGACAAGCGAACCATAAAATCGACCGCTTAGACGGTCGAGTGGATGATATTGATACTCGCTTGGCAAAGGTAGAAGAAAGTTTAGCGAAATTAGGTGTGCGTGCTGCGGTTATTGGCGGGTTAAGTGGCTTGGTCGTCTCCGTTGGGTTTGAGCTGATTAAAGCAAAATTCGGGGGTTAAAATGGCACATGATGATAAAACCAAAGTAAGCGTGCGTCGTTATTATGTGTTTTATTGCTTAACACTGGAAATTGCCGCTGAAAAAGCAGGGGTATCTTACAACACGGCACGTCGCTGGAAACGTGAAGCTGAAGCCAAAGGCGATAATTGGGATAAAGTGCGTGATGCGAATACGATGGCTAGTGGCAAAGTGGAAGATGTGGCGCGCGGCATGCTCACTGCGTTTGTGCTTTATTTTGAAAACACAATGGATGAGATTAAGCGCGCGGAAGCATTGCCTGTGAGTGAAAAAGCGAAGTTGATTCAGGGGCTGGGTGATAGCTATTCGAAAATGGTGGCAAGCAGTAAGCGATTATTGCCTGAAGTGTCGGAAATGGCGACGGCAATAAAGACCATCACTATGTTTGGGGATTATATACAAGCCAATAAACCTGAGCTGATTAATGAGTTTGCGGACTTATTGGAAGGATTTGGAAAAGCCCTAGATAAGGAATTTAAAGCATGAAACTCTTAATTTTTCAGTTGCCATCACTTACAGCCATTATTTGTGCATTTTTGCTGTTGAGCCAAGGTATTAGTGGTTGGGGATGGTTTTTATTTATTGCTTTTTGTGTATCTGCTTCTAGGGCATAGGTGAAGTTGTGAAAAGTAAAGAATTATTAGCAGAATTAAAAGCCTATTCAGACAGCTTGCGACAAAAGGTCGAGGCAAAGTTTGAGGGGTGGGACGATTCTCTTGCTGCCATTAGTGAGCGACGCAAAAAGGTGCTAGATCCTGTTTCGGGCTATGACTTTTTTGTGTCGAATTACTTTCCGCATTATGTGCGTTCTAGCTCTCGTTCGCAGTTGCATAACTATCTTTTTGAGCAGTTGCCACAAGTATTACAACAGACATCATCAGTGCATTTAGCCATTGCTGCGCCACGTGGTGAAGCTAAATCGACCTTGGTTTCCCAGCTCTTTACACTTTACTGTCTTGTGACACAGAAAAAACGCTATGCGTTGATTGTGATGGATAGTATCGACCAAGCCTATCCAATGTTGGAAGCCATTAAAGTAGAGTTGGAATTTAACCAACGTTTGCGCATTGATTTCCCTGAAATAGCAGGACAAGGGCGTGTGTGGCAAGCGGCAACCATTATCACAAAAGCCAATCAAAAAGTGCAAGTGGCAGGTTCCGGCAAGAAATTGCGTGGTTTACGCCATGGGGCGTATCGTCCTGATTTGGTGGTACTGGATGATATTGAAAATGACGAACAAGTGCGGAGCCCTGAACAGCGTGACAAATTACACGATTGGTTGAAGAAAACTGTCCTTCCGTTAGGGGCGGCTGGAGATAAGTTAGATGTGGTATATATCGGGACTATTCTCCATTACGACAGTGTTTTAAACCGCACTTTATCGAGTAAAGCGTGGAAGACAGCCAAGTTTAAAGCCTTAATTCGTCAGCCTGATGATATGAGCCTGTGGGATAAGTGGGAGGACTTCTACTTAAACGAAGGCGAAGCGGTGGCTGATGCTTTCTATACGCAAAATCAAGCGGCAATGGATAAAGGTGCGGTAGTAAGTTGGGCTGCTCGCCCGATTTTAACCTTGATGAAGATTCGCGCTCGTGATGGGCATGCCACCTTTGATTCGGAATATCAAAATGACCCGTTAAGCAGTGATGATGCGATGTTTGCCAATAGTTTGACTTATTGGACGGAATTGCCAGCGAATTTAATTTATTTCGGTGCGCTTGACCCATCCTTAGGAAAAGCAGGGGCAAGCAGAGACCCCTCTGCCATTTTAGTGGGCGGATATCATCGAGAAACAGGCAAGTTATATGTTGTGGAAGCACAAGTGAAGAAACGTTTGCCTGATTTAATTATTGAAGATGTGATCCGTATGCAGAAGCAATACCACTGTCAGCGTTGGTTTGTTGAAACGGTGCAATTCCAAGAATTCTTAAAAGACGAATTAGTGAAACGCTCGGCACAACGTGGCATTCCTGTTCCAGCGACGGCGACGAAGCCAAATACAGACAAAATGTTGCGTATTGAGAGCCTACAACCCCACATGGCGAATAGTTTAATTTTGTTGCATAGCTCGCAAGCTACACTGATTTCCCAGTTACGCCATTTCCCGAAAGCAGACCATGATGATGGCCCAGATGCGCTAGAAATGTTGTGGCGTAATGCAGTGGGTAGTTCGGCAGCGATTGAGTGGATTGGGTTAGATCAGTTGGATACGTTTGATGTGGAAGATGAAGATGATGATCTTTATTCGTTTTGGCGAGATTAATTGAAATCGGGTTTCGCCGATGGCGACCTACTTTTATGAAAGTGCGGTTGATTTTTTAGGGAGTTTAAATGGGATTTTTAGATAAGGTTAAAAACCTTTTAAAAGGTAATGAAACAGAGCTAACACAAACCGATGAAGCGGAAGTGACAGCATCAGGTCGTGTATTAGATGATCACCCCTCTGCAAAAATTACGCCTTCAAAATTAAAGCAGATTTTAGAGGATGCCGAAAACGGTGATATTCAGGCGCAGCATCAACTTTTCATGGATATTGAAGAGCAAGATAGCAGCATTGCCGCCAATATGATGACACGTAAGCGTTCAGTTTTAACGCTAGATTGGCGTATTGTTGAACCACGTAATGCGACACCAGCGGAAGAAAAATTGCAAGCAGAAATTGATGAGTTATTTTATCAATATCCCAATCTTGAAGACTTGTTTATCGATTTAATGGATGCCGTGGGACACGGTTTTTCCGCATTGGAAATTCAATGGGCTCAGGTGGATGGCAAATGGGTTCCAAAAGGCTTTAAACCTTGTCCGCAGTCTTGGTTTAAATTGGATAAAGAGGATAGTTTATTATTACGCACACCAGCTAATCAAATGGGCGAGCCTTTACGTCCTTTTGGCTGGGTGGTACATCGCCATAAATCTCGTTCGACACAGTTAGCTCGTGATGGCTTATATCGAACATTGGCATGGCTTTATATGTATAAGCATTATTCTGTGCGTGATTTTGCCGAGTTTTTAGAGCTTTATGGCATGCCGATTCGCATTGGTAAATATGGTGCCGGTGCCACTAATGCGGAGAAACGCACGTTACTGCGTGCGTTGGCAGAAATTGGGCATAATGCGGCAGGCATTATGCCTGAATCGATGCAGATTGAACTGCATAATGTCGCTAATGCGGGGGCAGCATCGGGTAATAATCCATTTTTACAAATGGTTGATTGGTGCGAGAAATCTATCGCTCGGTTGATTTTAGGGCAAACCTTAACATCGGGGGCGGATGGTAAAAGCTCCACCAATGCGTTAGGTAATGTGCATAATGAAGTTCGTCGTGATTTGATGATTAGCGATGCGAAACAGATTGCGCAAACAATTACTCAACAAATCATTTTGCCGTATTTGCAAATTAATGTTGATCCGAATATTGCGCCACATCGTATCCCTTATTTTGAGTTTGACACAAAAGAATATGAAGATTTATCGGTCTTTGCAGAAGCCATCCCTAAACTTACCGGCATTGGGGTGCAGATTTCTGAAAGTTGGGTGCGGGATAAATTAGGAATTCCTGAACCGCAGGAAGGCGAACTGATTTTAAGCACACCGCAAGGCGAGAAAACGGACGAAAAAACGACCGCACTTTCTGCCGTATTTAACCACGGCAAAGACTGTACTTGCGGTTGTCGTGCTGCTGTGTTGTCGGCGCAGAATGGTAAAAAGGACGAACAAGATGAATTAGACGGCTTGATTGATGATGCACTGGCAAATGCGGATTTTAATCAACAGCTTGATCCTATGATGAAACAAATTGTAGGCGTGATCATGGCAAGTGAAAGCTATGATGAAGCACAGGAAAAACTGATCGCACTTTATCCTGATTTAACCAGTGAAAGCCATCAAGCCTATTTGGCAAGTGCGGTATTTTTAGCTGATTTATTAGGAGCAGCCAATGCCGAGCGCACCTAAGTTTGCCATTGGTGTAGAACCCAAACAAGCCATTGAGTTTTTGCGCCAAAAGAAAATGCTTGCCAGCAAGGTGTTAGTAAAAGAAATGCAGGATAGCGCATTGGCACGTGCTACGACGATTGCGCGCTTAACTAGCCTTGATATGACAAAGGATATTTACCAATCTTTAGAAACCGCAATGCGTGAGGGCAAAGGCTTTCACGCTTGGAAAAAAGAACTGGTGAGTGAATTTGAACGTAAAGGCTGGATTTTTGGGAAAGATCCATCTATTCGTGGTATTGATGGGCATTTACTGGCAGATCCAAAAACAGGGGAATATTTTGGCACGCCGCGTCGGTTAAATACGATTTATCGTGTCAATATGCAGTCAGCTTATTCGGCTGCGCGTTATCAACGCTTGCGTGATAACGTGGATAATCGCCCTTATTGGCAATATTCTGCCGTGGGGGATGCACGTACTCGCCCTGCCCATTTAGCATTGAGCGGTAAGGTGTATCGTTATGATGATCCGTTTTGGGCGACATTCTATCCGCCTAATGGGTTTAATTGTCGCTGTACGGTGATTGCGTTAGGCGATAGAGATTTGAAACGACGCGGAATTGATAAGCCTGACGATAGCTCTGAATTTTTGGTGGAAGTAGAACGCCCTGCGGATAAGCAAGGTCATCGTGAAAAGACGGTAGGGTTTAAATTACCTGATGGCACGGTACGTGTGACAGA